TCTGTATTTTTGCGTACATCATTATGCACAATTTTAAGAAAGTAACCGATAATAGTTGTTGCAGTAGCAAGTATAAACATCCAAATTGTTGCACTATCTATTGTCATCGTTGTTCAGCAGTTTGTGCAATTGTAGCAGCAGTTGTGCCTATTGCAATTAAATACGAAGATACTGCTACCAATCCAACAGGTAAACTTACAGGAAGTGTTGCTATTGCAGTTCCCACTCCTGCAACTATTAAACCTATGTTTCTCACTTTTTTAAAGAAAGGTGGTGTTGTCGCTTTAAGTCTTTTTATGATTCTCATTTTGCTAATGATTTAATGAATGCTTGTAATTTAATTATATTACTTTTTTTTGGTTTATAAGTACCAGCCATAGTTAATCGTGTTTTGGTTCGGAAACATATCTCCATTACTATTCTCGTAGTATTCAGGAAACGATGCTTGATTAAAGCACATATAATCTTTGAATCGTGTAGTGTAATGCTGTGCAATGCTCTGTTGTTTATTGATTAGATAATCAACTTCTTCTTTGCTTACTGTTTCGCTTGTTTCACTACCACCTTTATAAATTCCTTTATTTGCTATTTGATAACTCGCAAAAGGCAAATATTCATATAATGCCCAATGTATAACCATCGGTTTAATATATGTCGTTAAAAGCGATGTATAAGGCTCTGCTAAGTCATCAGCGACAATATCATCGTTAAACTTCATAAATAGACGAGTGCCTAAATACTCCTGTATATGCGTATCTTGTGCTATTTTGACAAATTGAATGAACTTATCAGGATCTACATTACCATTTAATGCAGTGAATTTCTTAATATCTTCTGTTGTTACAAATAATGCTTGTGCCATATTATTTTCCGTAATTTGGGTGATGCCCATTGTTAGGCATATCAATAGGTGCTATCTTACTTTCAGCAGTTCCGTAAGGTCTTGGCTTGTATGATTTAGGTATACTTGCTACTTCTTCGGAAGAACTTAATGCCTTATCTTCTACATAGCCTTTACCATCTTTTTTAGTCTTTAGTTTATAAAGTACTTCACTCCAGTAATGCCCACAATTAACACCACCTTTGAACTTAAACAAATCGTAAGGTTGTCCTTTATGACCTAATTGCTTATTTACTCCTGCTCTACTTGCTTTGTCTATGTCTTCTAAACGATAAACTACTCCATTAGCAGTTCTGCTCATCATATTAGAACAGAATCTTCGTGTCTTGTCTTTATTATATCGTGCAGAATACTCATATCTAACTTTGTAAACTGACTTGTCTAAGTTTGAATCTCTACTTGGAAATGAAGTAATATAATCAGCAAGTTTAGTAAGCATTGATTTTTTAGGTTCGTGTTCTTCTATCCAATCTTCAATACTGCAATTTGTATCTTTGTATTCTCTCTTATCTACTACTTCCCACTCATCACTCATTGCTTCACCTTGCAACTCTTCAAGGATACTATCTCCTACCTCATCAGTTAAATCTAAATCAGCACTCATATTGACTGAAGTTTCAGTAGGGTCTATAATAGTTAACCTTTCAAAATACAAATCAAGTGAAATGCCGTTAAACGCAAGTATTTGGTCTAAGCCATCAATTATCAACTCTTGGAATGGTTTAATCGTAGTATTATAGAAATAAGCAGATGCAACTTTAATCTCATCAGCATTAGAACTAAAACCTTGTCCACCTTGATTGATTCCGATAAGCATTGAACTCGTTACATTGTGTCCATTCAATATCTTGTCACGTGCTTCTGTTGCTAACCACGAATAATGCTCAGGTGCATCTGTTAAACTTATATCTTCAACAGTAGTAGCCAAGTCTTTGTTATTATTAAAAGAAACAATTACTTTTTGTCCTGTGCTACCTGTTAACTTGCTCATCACTTTTGAAGTGATTTCTTGCTGTTGTTCTTCAGTAGGTACAAGTCCATTGAAGTTTATAACCTTTGTACCGGAGAAACTATTTTTAATCTCGTTAATTAGATATAATGCTATTTCTTCTTCTGCTACACAATAGTCTAATGCACCTAAATAATCAACAAAACTAAAATACTTTTGACCTACGGAGTAATGTCCTAAAACAAGTACCTCAATGCTTTCTGTTGAAGTTCCCATTGTGGGAATTCGTGTCGGTGCATAACGTTTTATATCCTCCCAATTATCCGAATAGTAGTAAGCGTTTATTTTACCCTTTTCATCGCACTTTTCGGGTCTTAATAGATTCATAGGTATGTGTTCTACCTTTGCTATCTTCTTTCTATCTTTTGTGTAGATAAGTTGAAATGCACAATTACCTAACATCTTCAAATCCATAATAACAGAACGGAGCATATTTTTTCCGAATAGCATCTTCATTTGTGCATATTCGTTAGGCTTCCTTCCTGCATCTTTAGCACTTAAGCCATTGCCATAAATCAATCGTGAAATGTTGTTTATACAAGCATTGTTTGTAGTTGAATTTTGATAGCAGTCTATAAGGAAATCATAATATTTATTATTCTCTCCATACTCTACCCATTCATTACGTTTGCTTTCGACAATTTTAGGCTGTGTGTATTGGCTTAAATTGATAACGTGAATATCATTCATATATTATAAATTCGTTGTCAGATGATTTTTGTACATATTCATCCTTATTAATTGTGTATTCGGTGATTTCTTGGTTTGTGCAAAACACTTTATCCTTATAAACTACATTCGCATCGTCATCGAATATAGTAAGTGAGTAAAAGTTACCCTCTTTAGTATCTACGATGTGCGTAATCTGATGGTAATATCCGATACGTTCAGGAGATACGTTATAACTATATACCTGCCCACTACTTTCGTTAACTAAACGCAAATTCACTCCTGTATAATATCTCGGAATAAACTTAAAAGTCTGCGATGTATTTTGCTCTTTTAGGATAATCATATACTTATATAACTTATAGTTCGTGTTTTTGTTTTAAATAAAAAAAGGGATACATCTCTGCATCCCTCTTTAATCGTTGTTTAGGTATTAATCAGCTGTAATTAAATTACCATCTACCAAAGTAACCATGCCTGATTGTGTAGTAGCATTAAGATAATTAGCAAAAGTTTTCTCACGAGCAACAAGAGTAACTTCATATCCTGTCATATCGCCCATCGCTGCACCACTATTTGCATTGATTGTAGTTACATCACATCCAAACTCTAAGCCCATCAAAAAGAAACTTCCTGATGTTGTGCCTACTATTACTTTAGGGTTAGCCCATGCAAGTAACTTAAATTGTTTGTGGAAAGTAGAACTCATTACAGGTAGATTCAAAACAAGTGTTTGCTCTACGAATGTAGTACCATTTTCACGAGATGAATTCATCACTTGATTGAAAGTAGATGTACCTTTCAAATCATACTTATAAAGATTTGTAGTTCCTTCAGCATTAACAATAGATGTTATAACATCTTCAGTATCTCCTGTTCCAAATGTTACAACACCTAAAGTATCTTCATTAATAAAATAGATAGCATCTAAACCACCTACTGCATCTGTACAAGGTAGAACTCTACCCCAAGAAATATCACAAGCCATTTTTTAAATTATTTAAAGTTTATAAAAAAAAGGGTGGCAGATATTCCACCACCCTCGATAATTAATAGGTTAATATTAGTTAGCAGAATTTGTGATTCCGTATGTGCAAATATCTTCTACCCATCCGTAAGTTGCACCTGCAGCGAATTTCATAATAACTCGTACATTGTTTGAACCATCCAAATCAGACATATCTAAAACTTTAACTTCCGACAAATCAGAAAGCAAAGAACATCCAAAATAAAGGTTATCTACAGTTGTAGCGATAGCAGTGTTAGCAGCCATTCCATTAGCCATAAAGATTGGAATACCATCGAAAGACAATGCTCCATTTGCATACCACATTGTACCTTCGTTGTTAGCACCATTAGCACCTACTCCTGAAGCAGCGAAACCTCCCAAAGCACGAACATAGGCTTTGGCTATCCCTTGAGAAACGTATAATCTCAAACCTTCTTTTCCGTACAAACGAGCAGGAATAGCATCAACTAACAAACCAAGTTGTGCGATAACGTTAGAAGATGTAACTGTTGTACCTGCTACTTCTTGTGCAGAAGGCAAAGCAGCATCTAAAGCGATTTGAGTAGAAATACCTGCAAATTCTCCTGCTGTTGCGTTAGCACCTACCCAAATAGTAGATTCCATTGATGCAGCAACTTTTTCAGCAGCATAAGCGATTAAGTAATCAGCAAATGATGTAGGCAATTGGTCGAATGAAGAATATCCCATCTCCATAGACTGCCAAGTTGAATGGAATGTCTTTTTACACAAAGTTAAGTTAACTTGGAAATCTTCAGTTTGTAAAACTCTTTCAGTTAATGTAACTGTTCCTGAAGCATCAAAATCACAAGTAGCATCCTTGATTATCGAATCTGTAGCGAACTTCTGAATTATGTGCTTGAATTTGACATTGGGAATAACTGTTACCCCTCCGTTTTCGATTGTTGGTGCAGACAATAATGCTGCTGCGATGTACTTACCTGCAAATTCACCAGCGTAAGTAGTAGTAATTGATAATGCCATTTTTTTACTTTTTTAAATTAATTGTTAACTATTTTGTTTAATACAGAATCCATAATGTTTCTTGGTCTGTTTTTTCCGTACTGCATAAGTTGTACAGGTTTTTTATTTTCAGGATTGAAAGCGATAGGTTCAGCAGCAGGTTCGTTACTTTCAACTACTACTTCTTCTTTTACCTCACTCAACTTCAAAAGTTGTTCTTTCAACTCTAAGTTTTCTTTTTTCAATGCTTCAATCTCAGAGAAAAAACTTTCTTTAGAAATTGTTTCAATGATTTTTTTAGCAGTAGGCTCTGATACTTCCTCAGATGCTTCTACTTCTACTTCCATTTCAGGTTCAGGCTGTTCAGTTTGAGCATCTTTGATTTCTTTAATTACTCCTTCTTGCTCGATAACTAATACACGACCATCTTCCAAAATGTGTTCACCAACAGGTGCAGGAACTATACCCTCTTCTGTAACTATTCCAACTGAATAACCTGCTTCGAAACTTTCTGCTTCGATAACAGTCACTCCATCTTGTAGTTTCATCTGAGCAAGTTTTACTTCCATCCCGAGTAGTGTCTTCACTTCGTTTAAGATTTTTGTTGTCTTGTTCATACTATTACTATTTACTTATTTAACTTACTTACAATTCTCTTGTTTCATTTTCGTTTACTATCTCGTCTTGTTGAGCAGTAACTAAACTTCCTAATCCTTGACCTTTAGATTCTTCTAAGTAGTCTTTTAATTGTGGTTCTAACACTTCGCCGAACCCTTCTAATTTTACTTTTTTAGCCATTATATTTGATTTAATAATTCCTTAATTTGTTCTAAAAGTTCTTCGTCTTTTGATAGTCCTAACTTTTCAAGTCCTGAAAACATTGCTTCGATTGAGTAACCTTTATATGTTCCGTCTTTTACTTGTTGCCATACTTGGTCATTATCAATCTTACTCATTACTACCCATTCACCACCTTTAGGATTTAGGTTGTATAAGTTTGATTTATCGTTACTCGGATCTTCTACTATCCAACTTTCAATTACACTTACTCCATCCGTGTTTTTCTCATGTTCTAAAGTGAAGTTTTGTAGATTAAGTTGTTTCATATATAACTCTTGTGCTTCACGTATTGTATCAGCAGAGAAATAAATATTAAACTCTTTGCCTTTCAAAACACGATATATCCTCTTGTCAGGAACTAATGCAAAACCTACTACTATTCTTCTTTCAGAATCAATTACTTTTAGTTCTACCTTTTCAGAAGATAATGCAATAAAGTCCTCCTCTATTGCAGGATTCTCTACCAGTGAAATAGCGAAAACACCATCTTTCGCATCTTCTATTTTTAATTCTACTTCTTGTAACATACTTATATAACTTAATTATAATACACTTGTTTTAATTGCTTTTTGTTCGAGCATTTGAGCAGTTGTAATATCACTTGCAACAACATAGGCTTTAAGTGGTTGTGCAGATAAACCTTGTAATAGTTGCGAAGTTTGATTACCACCTGCCACGTTAAATTGTGGAGTTATAGATTGTGCATTTGCACTTGGTACATTTGAATTTAAACTTGGATTATCATTACCACTACTAAAACTTGTTTTTGATATAGCAGCGATTTGCATTGCACCCATTGTGGCAGCAGCAATACCAAATGGAATACCTGTTGGAATACCACCACCATTTCTGACTGATTGAACAACATTAGATGCAGTGTCTATGATTGTTTGAACAATACGTAATTTTTTATCACGTTCAAACATTTTGCGTTTAATTGCTTCTTCTTCTTTACTTCCTTTTACAACGTGTTTTAACCTTTCTTCATCTTGTGTATTAAGCAAACCATTTAAAGAACCCATTGCATTTCCAAAAGTATCAGCATACTTTAATGCTAAATCTAATCTTTCCTTATTTTTTTTCTTTTGGTTATCTATTTCATCTTTATCTCGTTGGTCTTGTGCTTTTGAAAAGTCCCAATATTGTTGCCACCAAAATTTTTGATAATCTTCTTCGTCTTGTTTCTTTTGTTCTAATAATGCATTGCTTGATTCTGCTCTTTTTTTATCTTCTTCTATTAATTGTTGCGTGAAAATTGCTTCAATATCATCTTGTGTTAATAGACTTGTATCAATTTTTTCAGTTACTTTATCAATAGACTTAACTACTTCATCATTTTGTTTAACATATTTATTCCCTCCTTCAGTTAATTTATCTATTTGATTAGATGCATTTAATGCTGCTTTTCCATAGTTGGTATATCTATCTTTTGCATCATTTAACTTTTGATTATTATCACTGATTCTTTGCCCAAGTATTTGTGCTTTTCCTGCTAATTCCTCATTGGCATAAGCCAAACCTGTATAAACTCTTATACCTGCATCATCAGTTTCGTATGTTTCTTTTCTTTTTAAAGCACCTTGTGCAACAAGTTTATTGTATTCTGCTTCATCTTTTGCTAAATCTCGTTTTAATTTAGATTGTAGTTTAAGATTGTTAATTATAGCATCTTCATTTGCCTGTAGTTTATATTTGTATTCTTGGTATGTTAGATAATTTTTTAACTCAGTGTTTAACTGATTCTGAAAATCTTTCTCATCTTGAAGATTTTTTAATGTTGTTCCATATGTATCATTAATATCTTTAATTAATCTTTTCCTATCTTCACTATTTTTATTTGTTGCTTTTAATTGTTCTATTAAACTAACAAATGATTGACTTTCTTTATATACAGCATCATTTTGTTTTTCAAATGCTTTGTTTAAATCATCTTGTTTTTTGTTTAATTCATCTTGTTCTTTAGATACAGATTGATATGCATATACTAATCCACCTATTGCAGTTACTACTAATCCTATTCCTGTCAATGCAAATGCACGACCAGCAGTAGTCATTGCTGTAAATGTATTTTTTACAACAGAACCTAATTGAATAAAACTATCCTTTGCCTCCATCAGTCCTTGCAGACCTTGTGATAAAGCCATAGCACTCTGTACTTTCAAAAGTGTTTTCTGCAAATCTTCACTTTCAACACCCATTACACCTAAAGCACCTTCAAAGGCTTGGAATCCATTTAATACTCCACCAATTGAAGTACTTAATGCGTTAAATTTAGCATCAGGATTAAAAGCATCAGTTAAAGCCTTTGCATCTGCTATTCTATCTTTTAACTCTGCTGCTTTTCGTGCTGCGTTGGCTGCTTCGGTACTTGTTGCACCAAACTTTTCAGATAATATGGCAACTTCTGCTTGTGCATTTCTTAATTGACTTCTTAAACTACCTAAGTTAGTTTCTACATCTAATTGGATTGTCTTATTCTCTGCCATAATTTATATTTGTATTCTCGTTTAAGTTGTTTTACTCCGTGTTTTACTGATGTAGGAAGTTGGTATTTTCCTTTTGCTATTTCGATGTTCTCCGACTTTCCGTAGAACTCATCTAACTGTAATAAATCTAAAATGTTTCTTATCATCCTGCTACATTTGGATATTCTTCTGGGTCATTCTGCCAATTAAGTGTGTCAATAAATCTAAAGTCATTTAGTAACTTAAATTGCACATCTCCACTTGTTAAATCTGCTTGATAATCGTTTATAATGTATCTCTTATCTCTTATTACAAGCCTATCATTTAGTTTTAATCTTGTAAGAATTGATAGTGGTAGATTCGTCTTTATGGTGGTTATCCTGTTTTTCTTGTTGTATAAGTTTAGAAGATATGATTGGTAGTAAAGTGAATAGGAATTAAAATCCATTTGTTTCTCTAATAGGCTCGAATTATCTGTACTCCAGTTTAAACTTATGTCTTGACTTCCATATCTTACATCTTGCCCAAATGG